CATCTCCGTTATAAAATAACCAAGCAGCTTTAAAGATATTTTCAGGGGTAGAAAAAACTTCTTCCATAAACACAGAATCTGAATACTGATTTACTTCTAAGAGCTTTTCTAAAACTGCATTTTTCTCATTTTCGTCTATAGGCCACCCACTGATATTATTAATATTTTCTACTGTCTGTACAATAGCTCTTCTTTCTACTTCTAATTCTCTTTGAATTTCCTCTTGTTCAGCTTGTTGTTGCTGCAAAATACCTTGCTCACGTTTTTGTAAAAACTCTGTACGTAAATTTTCAGTAGTCTTATCAAAGAACTTACTTTCTTTTGCCCTAGCTAATTCTGCAGCTAATTCCTCTGGAGTAGCTTCTGCATTACTTTCCTGTAACCATTTTGTATAAATAGCATCAGGAGACATAGTTTCAATAGGCTCATAAGCAGCACTCTGTACAGCTAAAAACTGTTGAGCTTTTTCTTTTGCAGCGGCTTCTATAAGAGCATCAATGGTCACATTATTATTACGAGTCTCATTTAAGAAAGCTATTTCTTCTGGGGACAAGTCATATTTTTGTTCTATAATTGCAGCCTGTTTTTCAGCTAGGGAATTCAAGATATTTAATTTCTCTACTTCAGTTAAAGTAGAAAAATGTTTTTTCTCCCCGTCATCAAAAGTAATTAAACCACCTTCAATATTGAACTGTGCTAAATATTCTTCAATAGCATTTTCTACAGTAGGTTCTGGCTCTCCTGGAGTAGGGGTCGGGTCTATAGGTGGTTCTGGAGGTGCTCCCTCGCCTTCTCCGCCTCTAGGGCTAGGTTCTGGGGTTGGTTCTGGTGTAGGTTCGAGATTATTTGGCTCGTCCTCGTGTAAATCTTCTAAAGTTGTTGTTGACATAAAACGTATTTAAATTAAACATAGTGCAAATATACAAAAAATTTCCTAAATATTGGTATTATCTACAGACACACGTAGATATAACTTACCATTTAAAATAGAACCCCACCATACTTGTTTTTTACCTGGACTAACTACATAAGTGTTTGTGGTATTTAAAGGGTCATCTAGAAAAATATAATCTTGGTGAAAAGTAAATACTTTGTTTAAAGTATTTTTAACGTTATCCAGAACAAAGAAATGCAAAGATTTTTCTTCCGCATTTACATATTTATCAAAATATACAGGGGCCCCGTTACCCACAGGTACAATGTACTCCATAGGATTTGTGTGGTCATGTTTTAAATCTGGTATAACAGTAGTTCCTTGTTGTTGTAAACTAAGCTTATTAGCTGTCATGTCGTTTATTTCAACTGGCTTTAATTGTTTTGGGTTTATGGACAATTGTCCTAAAGCAGGGCGCATATTAGCAAGGTTTAGTATATAATAAATTATTTAATTGAGCTAAGACGGTTTCAGCTCTAGCTCTTTGAGTTTCTGTTTCTACTTTAGTATGATACAAGTAATCTAACATCATGGTTAGGGCTACACTGACTGCATACGATTTATCCAATACAGGGTCATTTCCTATAAATTGTTCTTGCCCTGATATTTTTGTTACAATAGCAGCTAAATAAGCTTCAGCTGCTAGCATAATAGGTTCGTAATCGTCTAAAAATCTTTTTAACATAGCTTTTCAGAATTATGATATAAACAATCGTAACATAAAGCCCGAGTAGTTTCAATAATACATTGCATATCTTTGAAATTTTCTCGCTGTAAACTTATATAAGCAGCGTACCTTTTTTGCGAAAGCTTCACCCAAGTTTTTATATAAGAAATATTAAAGTCAGTGGTACAACAATCTTTACTAGTTTTCATTACTTCATTAATAATAGCCGTAGCTAAATCAGCTAATACTAAATGTTGTGTTTCAACATAGTAAACTAAAGCACCAGGTAAAGCTTGTTTAGTATAATTTTCTCGTAAGAAATTTTGCCATTCTGGGAAAGTAGGAACACGCCAGTTTATCGGGTCATTTTCTGGTAAATGAGCTGTAGGAAACAAAGGATCTGTCTGCAAAGTGGTACCTGTAAGGTTCATATAGAATTCTTGCCCAGTTTCGCTGTACAAGATTTCCCCAGTTCTGATACCAGTGTTCTGCGGGTCTTTAAATGCGTATGTTTGTGCAAGTATTATGTACGAACTATACCACCCATCTGTATATACTCTATTACCTTCTGTATTACTAGCTTGAAAAGTAGTTAAATGTGGGGCTCTGTAAAAAGCTGTATAAGCTGGGCCAGTTCCAAAATTAGCTTCTCCTACTAGGAATTGTTTAACTACTGTAAAACCTTGTGAAACATCGTAAGGATAAGTGCTCCAATCATTTGGATCAGTCATTTCTAAAAGTTCACTGGGTAATTTGAATTTAGCTGGGTCATAAAACCAAGCACTAGAATCATTATATCCTGGGCCTTGTAACCCTGTAGGGTCTGGGGTAGAATTTGATTCCATTACTACTGTTTCTAATAACAAACCTGTATTAGAAGAATACCCATTGTAAGTTAAAAAGACTTTCTTTACCGCTTCTGTACCTAATAAAATAGGGGCAGCATTATAATTAACATTAGCATCAGTTAGCGCTAAAATTTTAGTATCCTCATTGTAAGTCAAAGATACATTTTCTAAGGTAGGATCTAGGCTATAGTCATTGTTACTAAATAAACCGCTAGTACCTATACTTTCTACTGCTCTGATGTCCATATTATTTATTATTTTCTATTATAAAATCTTTTACTTTATCTACTGAGCCAAAAAAAGCTATCCATTTAGGTCTAAATAATTGGTGTTCCCGTACTACAAAGATGGTCTTAGCATCATACTGTATTTTGTAACGAGGTTCTCTTACTTGGTCACCTTCAACTTTTATTTTTAACTTCTCTGGCTGCGTTTGGCACAGTACCAGCGGGGGCGTAGATTTGTTCACGTTCTAATTGTGTAAGTTGTATATCGTTCTTAATATTGGCTAAAATATTTTTCTCCTTAAGTATTTGTTCTCTGTTTTGTACACGGTCTCTTAGCGCTAAATCTTTCTCTTTAATGACTACTTCTCTTTCTTTTAAAGATAAACTATCTTTTTCATGCTTTTCTACTTTAGCCCGTAAAGCTGCTACTTCTTTTTCATAAGATTTTATAGCCTTAGTAGCTTCTTCTAGTTGGCTCTTAGTTTGCCCTAATTCTCCACCTTCAGCTTTAGCTTCTGCTACTGCTTGATCCACTAATTCTAAAATTCTACTAGTAGAACGCGCCATAGCTAATTTAACTAGAACTTCTGGGCGCATAACCCCTGATTCTATTAACTTAGGCAAGATAGCATCTAACTTAGCCATACGTACAACTTCTTCTTGTGAGTTAACTACATATAAACCTAAATCTGCATATACAAAACTTTCAGGTAATAAGTTATAAGATAAAACTTTTTCTCCTAATAAATAAGTACCTCTCTTTCCGTTCACATAGGTTTTTTGTGCACAGAATAACAAGTCTTGCAACATACATTTACGAGAATCAAAGACTAATTCAAATAAATCTTTTGTAATTAGGGAAGTAGTTTTAACCCCAGCTTGCACGTTAGTTACAGCATCTCGCTGTTCAGCAGCTTGATACATAAATCTATTTACTCCAGAAATAATATCTGCTTGTCTTTCTATGCCTTCTAGTACTAGACTGATAGCTTGTACAGAATTACCGTCCAAAGAATTAGTAAAATCTCCATACCCAGAGAATAGAGCAGCCCCTTCTTCTGTAGGGTCAATCAACTCTATACCTTGTTTTCTCAAGGCTAAAAATTTTAGCACTCTTTCCATGAAATCAGTACCTAAAACTTTAGGTATAGCTGCTACGTTTATACGCGAACCATTTACTCCAGAATTGGCAATTAAATTATCCCTGTAAAAAGTAACAATATCATAAGCATCTTGTAAATCTTTTAGATTACGAGCTAAGGAATAGGGTGTACCATTTCTATCATTGTACGCAACTCCATTATAGGAAGAAATAGTTATACCTGGGCGTACAAGTGAACGAGGGGCCATAAGGCTTTTACCTAGTTGTAGATAGATATCATGCCCAATTCTTATACCTTCATATCTATCTAAACGATAACCCTTTTTCTTAGGGGCACCTGAGCCAGGTTTATCCCCTAAATGCACAGGTAAATCTTTAGTATGAGAAATTCTACCTACTTGTGTAAGTTTAACTCGGTCGTCTGTATCTAAGTCTATTTCATTATTAGCTAAAAATTCTACATGATAAACAGGTAGAACATCTATACTAGACTGTGTATGCTGCATTTCTGCACTACGATATCCTTCTAATTGTCTTTGCTGTCCATAATCTAAATCTCTACCAGACCGTATAGTACGTTGTCCAGCTCCACCTGGGTAATACCCATATAATCTATCTTTTTCTGCGTCCCCCATAAGGTGGCCATACTTCGTCAAGATTTCTCCACGTTTTAGATATTCCCTGTGTACAACAGTCGTTACATTAGGTTGTATACCTGTGGAAAGAAACTGGTGGTTAGTATTTTTATTATAGAAAATGTTTTCTGGTTTACAGATTTCCAAGACTGGATCTGCCTCTAAATACGGAACATAGGTTCGGTAATAAGCTTCACCAGTAACTAATAAGTCTAAAAAATATTGTTTTAATTTTTGCTTTAAATCTATAGTAGGTTCTTGTTGAAAAACTTCTATAAGTATTTGCCCAGCCTGCTCAAAAGTAGAAATAAATTTATTATCTAAATCTTCTTTTACTTTATCTAAAAACTCCTGAGAAACCCCAGGAGCTTTTGCCATAGGCTCTTTTTTTATTATTTTTCTTAATTGTGCTTGTAATTCACCCGTTACTTTATCTGCTATAAACTTCCTTTTTTGTTCTAAAGTAGCGTCTAAACTAAACTGGTCATTAATACTTAAACGATATTGGAAAGTTTCTTGTAATAAGAGCCCCAATAAAACGTCTATACGAGTCTTAATTAAAGGGGTCATTTTTATAGAGATAGGGGTCTCTATACCAAAAGTATCTTCTAAATATTTATATTCTTCTTTATCTCTACGCCCCTCGTATAAATTTCTAGCTGTCCTTATATGTGTTTTTTCATAAACTAACTGTGCAATGTGAAAATCCATCATTTGCTGTAAATACTGAAAAGAACTTTTTTGTTCTTCTGTAACATGTACATCTTCTAGATAGTAGGCAGCAGCAGTTATTGTACTCATTAGTTAGGCGTAGTAAAAAGTATGTCGTGGTCGTGAATGGTTTTCAAATACAAAGAGCCTTTGTTTACAATATCATTACCCACGTAGGGGTCAAAGTAAACAATATCCCCTACTGTAGCAATGGTTTTAGCAGTTGGGCCTAACTCGACCAGCATACCTTTGATAGTATTTCCTTCACGGGGATCCACCTCAGTAGTTTGCACTAAACCGCTAGCTGTGTATTTTTCATCTGGAATAACTTGCACTAAAACTCTGTTTAAAGTTGGGTGTACATCTTCTTTTTTCATAGGAGTAAAAACATTTAAAAAAGCAACAATATCATGGCCACGAATAATTTTTGTATAACAGTCTGTAGTTGGTGGTGTATACCCCGCAAATTGTGAAAAAGCCACTTTAGCATCTATAGCTAAACCTGGGCATTCTTCTGCTGCATTTTCCCCAACACTTTTTACTGTGCCAAAATAATATTCAATATCTACGGGTGTAGCTTGTGCCGCACCAACATAGAGACCAGATTCTGTAGTCTTTTCTGGTATGTAAACTTCTGCTAAAACATTGACATTAACAGCTTGTATATCTGTGCTATTCATAAAACATATTTATTTATAGCCACAAAGATACTAAAATTTTTCTTTAAAATCAGTAGTAATGTTGAGGATTACTAGGATCAGTTACATCTATCCACCGCACGCCCCCATGAGCTTTATGTCTATTTGCTTCTTCTTGTTGTAGAGCCTTAGCAAAATCTTTTGCTCCACCACTACTCGGCAAAACTCCATATTTTTTGTAGCCTGTAGTGGGGTCTGTGTAGTACCCAAATAGCTGTAAATTTTGTCCAGAGGTTTCTTTCGGTTTGGCTATCAAGCCCATTAAATCCTCATCTGCTAATTCAGCTAGCCCCATTGCTATAACTAAGTCAAACTTGGTTCTTTCCTCTCTATTGTAATCTTGTAACTGCTGTAGCACTAATTCAAACCAAATTTGGTCATAGAAGTCGTCTACATATACCTTGGTTTTATTATCCATGTGGTCTATCAACATAGTGGTAACCTGTGTACCAATAAGATGAGAAATTTTATTCGGGTCAGCACTTTGCAGAGCTATACTAGGGCGTTTTTTCAAAAGATGAAAGAACCCTTTATCCCTAAAATGAGAAACTATACCAATTTTAGTATACTCTATATTCACTTCTGCGTTGTAAAAATAAGCTAACTTAAGCGCATTATCCCAATCGTCTCTTACATCCTTAGAACGTTTATGATAACAAGCTACATAAATATTGGAACTGTGGGAAAAATACCCATAATCTACTATTCTCTTTTTTATAAGAATGGCTAATTCTGAGCCAGACCTATTATTAGTAGCACTACTGGAATCTCTGATACCTTGGTCAATAGAGTCACAGCCTGCTACATATAAATTAGGTATAGGATTAGAAACTACTTCCTTGTCAGAAGAAGTATCTTTTTGCAGCCAGTGTGGTAATTCTAAGAACTCGATATCTCCCATAGGACTAATATCTAAATCTACTCCTACTATTTTTCCATTTTCTGCTCTACGCCATTTTAAAAACCCTCTAAAAGGTTTAGGGGCTTCTTTATCAAAGGCTATATTGGTTCTTTGTGTGGCTATTTTATCTTGGTCAAAAATATTTACCCCTCTACGCATGAACACTTCCTCTATAGTCATAGGGAACTCCTGTAGTAAGTTCATATAGGCTATAGGGTCGTTCTTTACCAGAGCTCTCTCTGCTAAAGTTTCTTCTGCAGCTGTTTTTACATCGGGTGTCCCAGTCACCTCCCAAGTACCCGCTCTTTTTAAATGTGTGGGAAGAAAACAAGCAGCCCCACTTTCTTTAAAATCATAAAGAGGTAAAATAGTATGAGCAGTTGGGTTGGTGAAAATTTCTTGTGCCTCATCATTTTCCACAGAGCCACCTGTTCCTGCGTACATAACAGTGCATTTCTTTATGGACCCCATTACATACCAAGAACCCCTAGATTCTCTCATACAAGAACGGAGGGATCCAACCATATGCGAGGGTGGAAAGGCGGCGAATTCCTCAATGAACTGCCAGTCAGGTCTTTTACCCCTGGTTTTTCCGGGGGTTCTACCATAAAGCACACGCTCCAACCTGGACAAGTGACCTCTTACTGTATGAGTTCCATCTGGTAAGGTTATATCTTCCCCTGCTTCTTTTAATTCTGCTGAATCACCTGCCTTAGTTTTCTTTAGTTTTAAAGAGGGGTGTTTCTCTTCAATGGAATTATTAATTTCTTCCATTTTACGCCAAGCTTCATTGGTCATGTCTTCGTTAGTAGAGGATATAATATTTGTACTCCGTGGTATTAAACGGTAACTACGATCCATTATACTATTTATCAGGTACGATTTTCCCATTCCACGCCCAGCAATAATCATAATATCTTTAGAAGTTAAATACGCTTTCCAAGCATAATCCAAAAAATATCTGTCCATAGTGCAATAAGCAGCATGACTTGGTTCAAATTCCCCCGTTGGCTTGGAGTTTGCATCTAATACAGGCACAGGGAATACAAAAATATTTAACCAATAAACAAATAAAGGGTTAAAATATTCTCCATTTATAATTACGCCATCATAGCAAAAATCTATTAAATCTTGATACCAGGCTTCTATATCTAAACTATCAGGATGGTAGTTAGGGACTGTTTTCCAGGTCACTAATTCAGGTGGGATTGGTCTATATACTAGATAATCAATTAATTTTATTTCTTCTTCCCCAGTTCTAATCCCCTCTAAAATAGGAGTTGCTTTTGTTACATCAAAATCC